CTCCAATGCAGGAACCAGGGCTTGCCCCGGTTGATCTACAAATGGGACCATCCCGTAATAGCGATGGAGCAACCACGCAATAAATCGCGCGGTTCGTTTGTATCCTTTATGCCAAAACGCATTTGCGTATGCTATGTGTGAGGCATAAACTTCTGCAGACTTGTGATTACGCCAGAGCGTCCGCAAGCGGACGGGTGTTACGTCTTCGCCCAAAAAGGCGTCAACGCCGCACGATTCCCTAAAGAATCCCCTGTAGCAACTCTTGTCAACATTGACTTTAAGGCCAAAGGACTCGAGTGTTTCAATCGCATCTTCAGCACATGCTGTTGGTACGATCACGTCATCACCGTATATCATAAGGGGTCTCGCGACCTCCTTACGCATCCTCCACGACTTGTGGAGAGACCGACTAGCACGGAGTAAGGCCCAAATAGTGAGCGCCATTACTGGGAAGCATGTTGCTGAACCCATAGGCGCAAACTTGGCCAATACTATCTCCGTTTTATCGGGCAACACCGTTGCCAAGGATCTTGTTGCAAAGAGAGCACTCAGAAGAGGCTCAGGAAACAACAATTCCACGAGACTACACGATACTCGATCACTGGCCTCTTTGAGGTCGAGGGTGGCCAGAGGGCCACCGGACACGAGTTCGCCGTCGGAGCCCAGCCAATTGGCGGGCCAAGACCCTTTAAGGGCCGCTGACTGGTTTAAGGACTGGTCGGTGAACATCACCTCACCCCGTGTTAGGGGATGAGATTCTATCCATTCAACCATTGCAGACCTGAGACCCTGCTGCAGCCATTGCAACTCGCTTGGCTCAGCAGATATAATTCTCGGTCCCCGAGAGTCTTTGTCGACTAGGATAACCTTTGCCGGCGACTCTGTTTCTGCTAGGTAGTGTTTCCAGCTACCGCACGCATCTGCCACATGTGTTAAACTCACGTGATAGTACTCGTCAAAAGGAAAGACGAGCTGAGCGCGTGGATTCACTCGCGTAAACGCGAACTTCTGGGCCAGGATCTCCTTGGTGGAGACCGCACCCGGACCGTGCTTGGGCTTGATATCCCAAGTGTTGAATCCTCTGAACAACTCGTGCAACAACGCACGAGCTCGAGCTAGGATCTTCTGCTGCGGGCCGAAAGGATTACATCCTTTATTATCGGTGCCACAATCAGGAAGACCTTTAGCATTGTCCCCCAGAACTTCTTGGATGAATTTGGCGTCTTCGCAGACGTCGCGTTCAGTTTCTTTGAAGTTTCTAATGGTTTCATCTTGTGTATCCTTTGGATACGGCAGGCGCAGCTTGTAGGCTGCAAACAGTACCTGCCGCAGTGTTTTGACGCACAGGATCGTGTGACGGCCACCG